AAAGGGGCAGTAGACAGAACTTTGGAGAAGGTTGTTTCACGCAAGCTTCTTGTGTGGGTAACGGCGACCGGACTTGCGGCGACCGGATTCCTCACCAGCGGAGATTGGGTAACTATTTCAGCCTTGTATCTTGGCGGTCAAGCAGTTATTGATGCCGTTGTCAAACTGAAGAGCGCATGAGCTTTTTTGTAAAGTATTGGCGTGAAACACTGATTGCTATATTGGTGATTGGTGTTTCTGTCGCTTGGTCTCAAGATCACAAGTCTCTAATAAAGGCATACGATAGTGCTGTGACAAGTTACGAAGCTCAACTAGAAGCTTTAAACGAAAGTCATCGGAGAGAACTTGAGAGGAAAGAGCAGGCTCTTCAAGAATACCAAGTAAAAGTGGATGAGCTAGAGAGAGAGTATTTAGAGTTTCGAGAAAGTATCGAAGAGCAAAAAGTAGTGAGAGTGTCTGAACTAACAGAGATCCGACACAGCAACCCCGATGCTCTAATCAAGGAAATAGAAAATGCTTTTGGGTTTGAGCATGTTGAGTAGAGTCATATTCCTTCTTAGTATAAGTCTACCGGCTATGGCGCAGAATACACCGCAGTTTACTCTTGTGCCAAGAGGCGGTGTCGTGCCTTTTGAGGCAACGTGCTTTAATGATCTGGCTACGGCTCAGATTCTAACTTGGAAGCAGTTTACGCAAATTGAGTTTCAAAAGCGTCTAGAGTTTGAACAGGCAAAATGGAAAGAGACATGCCAATTAAACATCAATAACTTGCAGATCTCTTTGGAAGAAAGCCAGATTCGTTTTGACGAGCAACTGCTAGCAAAAGATGTTGAGTTGGAAGAACTTAGAGCTATTATTAAAAAAGATAGAAAAAAGAATATACCTGCAATTATCGCTGGTAGTGTTGCCGCTGGAATCGCAATTGGCATAGGCTCGGCGTATGCAATAAATCAGGTCACAGGAAAATGAAAAATCATAAAGATTCAAATTACGTTGCCAGAGTTGAAAAGGCTATTTCTAAAAAGTACGGCACCGAGGCAATACAAAATCCTCGTGCTGGCTGGAATGAAGAGAAAGAGCAAGAGTATAAAAAACAACTTCAGAAGATGTTGCAAAAAGAAGATCGATTTCGGGAAAAGAGCGAGAAGATAGAAGTCGATGGCGTTTTTGTTAATAAAAAACTACTTACTAGAGAGCATAATCGAAAATGCCCAACATGTGATTCTTTTTCTTTTAGTATACAGGATGATGTGTACATGACCAAATTTGAATGTTGTAGGAGTTGCTACATTCGCTGGGTCGAAGACAGAGAAGAGCGGTGGCAATCTGGGTGGAGACCCACGAAGGAGAAAACAAAATGTCAGCAGAATCATTAAAAGTTGTAAGAGGTCTTGCCCAAGCAGCAGCCAACGCTTACGATGGTGCCCTTGATAGCGAGGGTAAGCCGATTGAAATTGGCTTGAAAAGAGAGGAAGGGCATCCGGTTTATGATTCTAGAACCCTCGATGGCTTTAAGGTGACATTCAGTGGTCCTCATATGATCGTGAACTACCAAGCCGAGATCAAGCTTAAGGATGTCTACAAAGGCGGGTTTGAGTCGGATATTGAACAGACAATTGAAGATATTGTTTCCTATCTAAAGAAACAGTACAGGAAGATAACCGGAGACAGCGTTTCTTTGAAAGCCGATGGAGAGCTTAAGGCTATCGTACAAAACACAAGCCGTGTCCGCACATTTGTTCAAGCACACAGAAAATATATTATTGCAAGCTTGGACGGCGTGAAAGAGATTTTAGAACCTAGCTCGGGAGACTTGCAAGATGGTTTCCAAAAGTTTTTAGACCAAGGTGGATTTCAAGGTAAGCGTCCAGAGAACGATACGCGCAAAGTGAACAATGGTTCATGAGTTATCAAAAAAAGAGATTGTTAAAGAGATAATTAAATCGGGCAAAGGACCGGATTATTTTATCAATAATTACTGTAGGATATCACACCCTCTTAAAGGTCTTATACCCTTTAGAACATTTGATTATCAAGACGAACTTTTAAAAGACTTTAACGATCATCGATTTACAGTTATACTGAAAGCCAGACAGCTAGGAATTTCAACTATTGTTGCAGCCTATGTTGTGTGGCTAATGCTTTTTCACCGAGATAAGAATATTCTTGTTATGGCTACAAAGTTTAGCACAGCGGCTAACTTAGTCAAAAAAGTAAAAGCGATTATGAGAAACCTACCTCCTTGGATAAGGATCGCCAGTATATCAGTTGATAACAGAACAAGCTTTGAATTGTCAAACGGGTCGCAAATCAAAGCTACATCCACGTCAGGAGACGCTGGACGGTCCGAGGCTTTATCCCTATTGGTGATTGATGAGGCTGCTCACGTTGAAGGGCTAGATGAGTTGTGGACAGGATTGTATCCTACTTTGTCCACAGGTGGTCGATGTATCGCCTTATCAACCCCGAATGGTGTTGGAAACTGGTTTCATAAAACGTATGTCGAAGCAGAACTAGAAGATAATGATTTTAAGCCAATCAACCTACCTTGGGATGTCCACCCAGAGAGAGATCAAGATTGGTTTGCAAATGAAACTAAAAACATGTCTCGAAGACAAATAGCACAAGAGTTGGAATGCAACTTCAACACTTCTGGCGAGACAGTGATACACCCAGACGACCTTGAAAGGATAAGCCAGACACTAAAAGATCCAAAACACAGAACTGGGTTTGATAGAAACTATTGGATTTGGGAAGAGTTTCAACCAGACAATAGTTACATGGCTGTCGCTGATGTCGCTCGCGGAGACGGGGCAGACTATTCTGTCTTTCATGTATTTAAACTGGAGACAATGGAAATAGTTGCGGAGTATCAAGGAAAGCCCAGTCTGGACATGTATGCCAATATACTTAATCAGATAGGCAGAGAGTACGGCGATGCTCTTCTGGTTGTTGAGAACGTAGGCATAGGTATTTCGGTTCTTGAAAAGCTAGAGGAACTTAACTATCCAAACATTTACTATTCAATTAAGGGCACCCACGAATATGTTGATTCGGCTAGCGCACAATATAAAAATGGTATCATTGCAGGATTCACAACCTCTTCTAAGACAAGACCGTTAATCGTTGCTAAGCTCGAAGAATTCATAAGAAACAAACTAATTACAATATACTCCAATCGTTTATACAACGAGTTTAAAACTTTCATATGGAACAACGGCAAGCCTCAAGCAATGAGAAGTTATCATGACGACTTAGTTATGTCACTAGCGATAGGGTGTTGGGTAAGGGATACAGCATTGACTATTAATAAGAGAGAATCTAATTATAAAAAAGCTTGCTTAGACTCCATGGTTTTTTCTACTTCTAGGATAAACACTAGAATATCAGGACAAATCGGATACGACAAAGATGTAATGAAAAAGAGAAATGAACAGATTGAGCAATACAAAGAATACTCGTGGCTTTTTAAAGGGTAAATAAATGGCAGATCAAAGAAAGAATCCAGACAACAACGAATCAGCGTTATTCAAAAGACTAACTCGCTTATTCTCGGGACCTATAACAAACTATAGATCTCAGATGACTCGAAACTATAAGAGATCGCAGTTAGACTACTTCTCGCAAAGGTTCAAGAGTGCGAGTGGTCAACAGTTCAAAAGAAGCGGGTACAACCCTTTTGCTCAATTAAATTCTTCAGCGATGGCTAGCCAACGAAGGTCAGAGCGGTACGTCGATTTTGACCAGATGGAGTATACACCCGAGATTGCTAGCGCACTAGATATTTATGCAGACGAGATGACAACTCACTCTTCTTTGCAGCCAATGCTAAATATTAAATGCCCTAACGGAGAGATCAAGGCTGTACTGTCTACACTGTATCAAAATATTTTGAATGTTGAATATAACCTTTTTGGTTGGTGCCGCACCATGTGCAAATATGGTGACTTTTTTCTGTACTTAGACATTGATGAAAATTTAGGAATCAAGACAGTGATAGGCTTACCATCTACGGAAGTTGAGCGCTTAGAGGGAGAGGACAAGACTAACCCAAACTATGTCCAATATCAGTGGAACTCAGCCGCAATGACTTTTGAGAATTGGCAAGTCGCACACTTTAGAATTCTAGGAAACGACAAGTACACACCTTATGGCACATCGGTGTTGGAGTCGGCTCGTCGTATCTGGCGTCAACTAACTCTGATGGAAGATGCGATGATGGCATACCGCATCGTTCGTTCGCCAGAGCGTAGAGTGTTCTATGTTGATGTTGGCAATATTCCTCCATCTGATGTCGAACAATATATGCAAAAAGTTATGACCCAAATGAAGCGTAACCAAATTGTTGACAACAACACGGGTCGGGTGGACCTTCGATATAACCCGATGAGTATTGAAGAGGATTATTTTATTCCTGTCCGTGGCGAGACATCATCAAAAGTTGAGAGCTTGGCAGGGGGTCAGAATACTAAAGATATTGAAGATGTTAAGTATTTGAGAGATAAGCTGTTCTCTGCCCTGAAGATACCTGCCGCGTATTTAACACAAGGAGATAGTGTAGGGGACGACAAGACAACTCTAGCCCAGAAGGATATGCGGTTTGCAAGA